ATTTCTGCCCATTTGTTTATTACTTCATCGTAAAGACACCTAATATCTCCATTTTCATCAAATGTATAAACATTTTCGTAACGAATGAATATTGGTTTTGTCACGACATAATCATTAATTTTATACAAGCTTTTAAACTTCGTACCTATCGGGTACATCCGTTTTGCTTTTTCTAGTAGTTCGTTCATTATTTTACAAGTTCTACATTATTAGTAAATAATACAGCGAATTTCCAAATACTACCATTATGGTCTCTAAATCCTTTTTCGCTCACACTTATTAATCTAGTATATTGAACATCAGATTCACAATACTCAATACTAACATCACTCACTTTCACAACTACTTCCTTATCACTATAATCCCCATAAGGAAATCCGCAGTTGTGCTGAATTGGTTTATTGATTGAGTAACCTTGCCCCTTTAACTGCTTAAATGATAAATAAACAGCATCATGTTCATTATCCATATACAATACAATAATTGTATTAGCAAATTTTGCTTCTACTGATAAAGTATAATTATCATTTTTCAACGTGTCACCTACTTGTAAATTGTCGAATTGTTCTTTTGTTATCATTTCCATAGTTTTAATAATTTATCGCATTGTGTACAATATAACCCCATGTGTTGATGAGGCTTAAAGCAATTGTGACATAATTTTGTTGGTTTAAGTAATTTTTCCATTCACAAATGTAAACAATTTTGTTTATATTTCAACTATTTTAATGCTAAATATTTTTTCAACAATCTTTTTCTTTTTCTTATATTCTGATGTTTTGAATCCTTTAACATCCTCAACAATATCACATTTCTTTTCAATATCGAAATAAACAAAGTCGGCAATATAAGAGCGTTTGAAGTTTATTGTTTCTTCTTCAAAATTTACCCCTATTTGATGCGTTTCTATCCATGCAAATTTTATTTGACGTTGTAAGCCTTTAATTATTCCATTGCTTTGCATGAAGTCTAATTCAACGGCTCTTTTTGCCTCCTTTTTCGAATCGTACATTATGCCATTGTATTCTGTACGTTTTGCCCTATACTTTGATGGTTTATACATGATGGTTGTTTAAAATGGAAATTCTAAGCTTACAGCTTCTTTTGGAAATGAGTTTACGCTTGGTTGTTCAAAAGTTGTTTTATTATTCAAATCCATGAACTTTGACTTTGATAAATCGCAGTCTATTGTTGTAAACCTAACTTCGCCAAATCTATTTTTTGCAAATATTACCTCTGCTTTATTGGTCAAACTATTACCATTTGCATCAAACATTTCGTTATAATATTCGGGTCGATAAACAAACATAACTACATCGGCATCTTGTTCAATACTGCCTGATTCTCTTAAGTCTGATAGCATTGGGCGTTTATTGGTACGTGATTCGCATGATCTACTAAGCTGACTTAATGCAATTAAAGGTATTTGTAAATCCTTTGCAATTAGCTTCAAACTTCTTGAAATTTCGCTTACTTCTTGTTCCCTACTTTTGCCTTTTCTGTTGTCGTCTTGCATTAATTGCAGATAGTCAACAATTATAAATTTAATATCGTGCTTTAGTTTTAAATTAGTCGCCTTACTTCTTAATATCATTGGCGTTAAATTTGAAAAATCATCTAGGAATACTTTTGTATTGCCTAGCCTAATACTTGCTTCTTGGAGTGGCATAATATCCAAGTCATGTATTTTATTTTGGTCGATGTTCCTTGAATCCACTCCACTTTCAGAGGCAATAAATTTATCAACTAATTGGTCTTTTGTCATTTCTAGTGAAAATACTACCCCTGATGCGTTATTAAAACAAGCCATATTTCGAGCAATATTTAAAGCTAAAGTTGTTTTGCCCATACCCGGACGACCTGCTAAAATTATCAAACTACCATTTTTAAAGTTACCTCCCATTGTTTCGTCTATTGAAACAAAGTTCGATGGTATGCCTTTTATTTTTTTGTCTTTTTTGTCGTCGAGTAAATCAATAATTCGCTCACTTGAAAGTTTACTTAATTCATCAATTGGTTTAACAATTAAATTATCAACTGCGGTTGAAAGTTGCGATTGAACTTTTGCCATTAACTGTAACGGGTCTATACTTAAATTAACGGCTTCTGCGAGGCTTTTATTTGCAAAGTGTACTAATTCACGTCTAACATAGAGTTCTTTCAATGTAGATATGTAAGATTGCAAATTTTGGGTACTTACTATCAGGTTGAAACACTCATTTATGAATAACATTGTGCAACTTAGTCCAAGTGAACGAGATTCTTTAGAAACTGTTAAAATGTCGATGCCTATATTTTTTTGAATTAAGCTTTCAATTGCTGTTATGCCATCTCTTACATTTTCATTAAAAAACATTTCGGGTTTAATTTGTGAAATGTATGTAATTGGTGCTGTTGAATCGTTTAGGAATGAACCAAAAATAATTTTTTCAAGTTCTTTGTCGTTTGGTGGATTATATTTCATGTCGCTTGTATTGGCTTGGTGGAGATACGTTTTGTAATGGTTGATTTGGTTGATTTGTTTGTGACTTATTTAAAGCAAATAAACCGCTCCAATTTCCTACTATTGAATTGTCAATAATTTCATTAGCAATTAAAGGATTGTTATTTGAAAGTGTTTTTATTTTTTTAAAAACAGTTGATAAAGATTTTTCTTTATAATACTCTCCTCTTTCATTTTTATAATCAATCCATTTTAAAAAACAATTTACAATTTCATTAGATTCGTTTAAAATAAAATCTAATTGCTTTATTTGTTCTTTGTTTAATTGTTTACTTGTTATTTGTTTATCTATACTACTAATGCTTTGCTGTGTGCTTTCACTTTGCTTTGTCAAGTGCTTTATAAATGCTTTATCAAGTGCTTTGTTAAGTGCTTTGTCATTTTCTTTCAAAGCAATAATATTACTAGAGTATTGATTTTTAGAATATTCTATAACTTCTATGAATCCATATTCAACTAAATCATCAAAATGCTTTTTATAAACTGAATAACTTTTAATTCCTGTTGCTTCCATTACCATTGATGTTGGAAATCCAAACTTCAACTTCCAACCTAATCTATTACAATGTTCAATACAAAATGAGAAAATTGCTATATGCGTAGGTTTTATTTTTTCAGGGTTTGCAAATGAATAATCCCAAAAATCTCTATATAATTTAAATATGTCCATAATGTATTGAATTATATATATTAAAATTATTATTTATAGCTTCTGATATTAATCTGTGTTCATAAATAGTTTCTAATTTCCTATTAAAAAAATTAATAGATAATTCTTTATATGTTGCTATTAAATAAAATTCAAAATCAGATATATTAGACTTTAAAGCTAAATCAATATTTGTTTTATTGCATGATTTATGTAAATGATTTTTCAGCCTTGAATAAAAATTTATTGATTTACCAATATAGCAAGTATTAATTTTAGTATTAAGTATCATATAAAACCCTCCTTTATCATATCCTTTATTTGGCTTTATTTTATGATTTTTTATATCATCTATTTTTAATAATTCTCTTTTTTTAAATAGTTTTTTTATTTCTATATTATCCATAATTTTTAAATAAAAAAGCCTAAAGAAAAAGTAAGTAGTAGTTACTTTTTCAATAGGCTTTGTGAGTTAATAACTCAATTTTTTATTAATTTCGGCTACTACCTCGAAACGTGAACTAAATCACACCACAAATATAATAATTTTATTCTAAAATTAAACTGTACTTTGCAAATCTTTTTTTATTTTTTATTATCAACTCGCATTTAATATCATGCCCGTAAATGTTAATCAAATCATGTATTCTCGCACTTAACCTGAAGCATCCATATAAATGGAGTGCTTCAAGTGGTGTAATACTATTACCTTTTTGGAGGTGCTTTAAAATAGCTTTGTTTTGGCTCATTAGAATAAAGATGTTAATTATTAAAATCAAGCATTAAAACGCTGTTTTTTTCTTCAATACAAGATTTGTGATTTTTTGCATTAATAGTAAAATAACTTTCTTTCAATTCTATTGATATAGATTTTCTATTCATTTTTAAGGCTGAAAAACCTTCGCTACCAATACCGCCAAACGGACTTAATACAGTTTCTCCTTCATTTGAATAAAGATGTAATATCCGTTCAATTGTATCTAATTGTAAAGGGCAAATGTGTTTTTCGTCGTTACCATCTCTACCACTTCTATATTGCAATGTTCTTGAATAATCAATATCATTCCATACAGGTGAAGCATATTTTTGCCATAAATCTACTGGCAGGTAATCTCTTTTTGTTGGGTCGGTATCTTGGTGAGTAATTGGTATTTCGTTATCCCCTTCATTTCTGAAAAATAAAATATAATCAGGTATACCTACTCTTGTCATACAACTATCTTTTTTAATAGTTTTATGAAGTAGCCCTAATGCTTTAGTTCTTTGCATTTCGGTTACTGGATTCTTCCAAATAGTTGCACGTGAATGATAAATAAATCCGTTTTCTTGAAACCAATCAATCAGCATACCCGAAAAGTCACGTAATCCAATATAGCCTTCTTTCCCTTTTTGAATAGGTAAATCCATGCAATGAATTGCACAAATACGACCATTTTTAAGCGTTCTTTTCAATTCAGGTATTAAGAACTTAAAATGTTCTTCAAATTGCTTGTAATTAGCAACATTCCCCATATCTTCTTCTTTATCAGAATATACATACAATTCAGCAAAAGGAGGGCTAAAAACAACAATATCAGCACAGTTATCAGGTAGTTTTTTAGTTTCTTGAACGCAATCGCCATTTATTAAATGGTAGTTATTAGTTTTAATTTCTTTATTCACGACTTTAAATTTAGATTTTGCACTTTTATAATTTGATTCACTTGAATATTTAGCCATTTCTTGAATCATTTCAATATGTCTTTGATGTTTTTCAATAATAGATTTCCTAACATTTAATTGGCTTTTAGGCACTAAAATATGAATAGTCACTTTATTAGTTTGACCGAACCTATAACAACGTCTTACAGCCTGATAAAATGCCTCAAATTTGAAGTCATAAGACATAAATATCATTTGGTCGCATTGCTGGTAATTCATACCAAAACTTGCAATACTTGTTTTAGTTACAAGTGTTTTAAATTCTTTTCGAGCAAATCCATTTAAGTGTTTTGCTTTATATTCAGGACTATCAGAACCTTGAACATTTACTGCATTGTCAATTAATTTTACAATTGTATCAGTTTCGCTATTTTTTAACCCCCAAATAATAAACTGTTTATCGTTTTCGCTTACTAATTCAATTGTTTTTTTAACACGTTCATCAAAACTACGATTCAAATCTTTATGCAAGTCAGTTGCTGAAATTGCAACATCACCAAATAGATTATCAGTATTATTTTCAACTTCGATAAAATGCTCAATAAATTCAATTTCAGGTAAGTCATAACCAACATGATTAAAACCTAATGTTTTAGGATTATCACAAGCCATAGACCATGTACATACATATTTCCAAAATGAATCTTTAGCGTGTTTTCTTAACCTCCATTTGCTTGTTTCGCCACCATCATGCACAAAGTACATTGCTAACATTTCAAGGTATGACATTGCACCTAAAAACTCTGAATGTTGACCAAGTTCCATATGGTCGTTTGGTGAGGGAGTCGCTGTACACGCTAATTTATAAGGCGTATTTTTAAATAGGTCAATTATCATGTTTGACAATTTCCCATCACGACCTTTTAGAATTGAACTTTCATCAAGTACAACACCTGAATAAATTGAAACATCAATATTTTTCAGCTGGTCATAGTTTGTGATATCAAAACAATCTAATGAAATTCCGAATTTAATAGATTCCAATTTAGTTTGTTCAACTACAGCCAATGGCGCAAGTATTAAAACCTTTCTATTAGTATAATTGTAAACTGCATCACTCCATGATAATTGCATTAATGTTTTACCTAATCCACAGTCAAAAAATAAAGCAAATCTACCCTTTCTTAATGCCGTAATAACTGCATATTTTTGAAAATCAAATAAATTAGTATTTAATTCACTTTCATTTATTTCAAAACCACTTTCGACAAATGATTTCTTTTTAGTTTCTAAAAATTCTTTATAATCCATTACCTTAAATTTTCTAGTGTAAATTTTAATGCAAAGTCAATGCAGTTTTGCACGCCTGATTTTTGCCCTTTTTTTATTAGATGAATTTTGATCTTGTCAACTGCTTCAATCGACATAGATACCGTAGCCTTTTTTGTTTCCATATCACAAATGTAAACAAAATATTTTACAATACAACACAATAAAAAAATATTTTCAATTTATTTTTATTTAAACAAATTTTGTTTATATTTGCGAATGGATTTACAAGACGAAAAAATACTAAGAAAACACTTCACGGACTTATTCGAGGATAGTTTAGATGAAGATGTAGATTATATACGTATACGTATATTTGATGTTATCATGTCACTAGGTGGTTTAAATGGCCTAGTAAGCGAATTAATAAATGATACGGAATGGGATTTTCACACGCTTAGGAGTTTAAATGAAGAATACTTATAATATGAATGAAGAAGAACTAATAGAAGAACTAGGTAAGCGAAAGTATAACCTATCAAAAATTGAAAAGGATTTAGGCATCCCGAAAAATAGTCTTTATCAGGCTATAAAAAAACAAAGGGGAATACCTCTTAA